CTAAGGCGCCTTGGCGTAGGGCTCCATGCCTTTTGCCACGATCACCGGCGCCACCGCGGGCGAGGCGAGGAACCGGGCGAAGGCGAGCGCCGCATCGTGCTCATGACTGCCCTTGACCACGGCCGCAACCATCAGGAACCTGATGCCTGGAATGTCGGGCAGCGGCTCGAGGAGCTCGACGCCCGGCAGCGTGTTGAAGTTGCGCCGCTGCGCGATGCCGATCTGCGCGGCCCCGGAGGCGACCGCTTGGGCCGCCGCGTCGCCGCCTTGCGTCAGCTTGACCTTGGGCTTGAGCGCATCCGCGATCCCCATGCGGCCGATCAGGTCGAAGAAATAGACCCCGTCCTGCGCGCCGCCCGAAGGATCGGGAACCGCGATCGACGAGGCCGCCATCAGCGCGCTCTTGAAAGCGTCAGCCGTGCCGATATTGGGCTTCGCCGCGCCGGCTTTGACGCCGACCCCGAGCGGAGAGCGCGCGACGTCGATCAGCGTGCCGGCTTCGACGTGGCCCTCCTTGAGCAGGTCATCGAGCACATAGCGCTCGTTGATGGTGAGGTCTGCTGCGTCGCCGGCCTCGATGCGCGCCTTCATCTTCGGGGTTGAGCCATACTCGAAAATCAGCTTGTTGCCGGTCGCACCCTCGAAGTCGCCGGCCAACGCGCCGAGGATCGTCTGCATGTTGCCGGTCGACAGCACTCTCACGTCGCCGGCGTGCCCGGTGGCGGGCAGCATCGCCATCCCGATGCCAAACGCCAGTGCCGCGATTTTCGATGCTGCGTTATTTGATGCAGCGATACTCGATCTGTTCACACTCTCCCCCCTCGGTCTTGCATTGCGCGTGAGCGCCAGCGTAGCTCAGCCGAGGGGGGGAGAGGAAGACGGTGTTACGGATCAGTTGTGTCGCCGATCAGTTATAGACGCACTCGCGGCGGCGGTCGCTCCAATGCATGTGAATCGGGCAGACTTTGACCACCGGGGTCTCGACCACCACGGGCGGCACCACCGGGAGCAGGGGATCGACAACGATCCGCTCGCGATCCAGATGGCAGTGGCCCTCGGGCCCGCGCCAGCGTCCAACGCCGCAATCGCCTTCGACCAGGATCACGCGCGCGTCAGGCGCGGCCACGCTCGTGCCGGCCGGGAAAGCCTGCGCGGAGATTGCACTCACGCCAATCAGCGCGGCGCCGGCGCAAGCCCCGAGCAAGATCCGCGCGAAGGAAGAAGTCGTGTTGATATTCTGCGTGCTCATTATCAATAACCCTCTGGCTGCATCGTTTCGCCCCGCCGCAGGAGTAGAGAAAACACTTCACGCCGAAGTGCAAGACGCCTGCGCGCGTGCCGCGCCTTAAAATGTGTGTCGTGGGTCACAAATCTGTCGATTGTTGCTCGTCGAGCTCGAATCTGCTGCGATGCAATAAGAAATTGTATCCGCTTTCGCTGAGGGGGGCGCTCTGCCTGAAGGCAAGGGGTCGCTTGAGCCACCTCGCGCTTGACACGATTCCGCAAATCAGACTACTGACGAAATTGAAACTGACGAAGTGTGAGCCGATCTCCGTGAGCCGATCTCGGGTGCGCCCCGCGGTCGGCTTTTTTGTTGCGCGGCGGCGGCGGGCTCTGTGCCTTCGTCCATGGTTCGAGACGGCCGACGCAAAGCAGCGCCGGCCTCCTCACCATGAGGATCGAGAGTAGACAAGCGCAGCAAGCTGAAGCCCTCATGGTGACGCGCCATGGCGACGAGCTTCACGTTACGCTTGACACGATTCCACAAATCAGACTACTGACGAAATTGAAACTCGCGAAGTGTGAGCCGATCTCATAAACCGATCTCGGGTGCGCCCCGCGGTCGGTTTTTTTTGTTGCTTGCTTGTTGACGCTACCCAAGCCCGGATTGCGGTGAAACGCCGCGCCCCGGGCTTTTTGCTTTCCGGCTGATCAGCCGCACAAGGCTCCTCCCCCATGCCGAAAATGCCGCCCTCCGAGCTGCAGGCGATGCTTGCGGCCGAGAAGATGGATGCGCTCGCCGCTGTGCGCGCGTCCAAGCTCTCGGCCGAGCGCACCCGCGCCATGGATTATTACAACGGAGACATGTCGGCCGACATGCCGGCGCAGGACGGCCGCTCGCGCGCGGTCTCCTCCGATGTCGCCGACACCATCGAAGGCCTGATGCCTTCGCTGATGGAGATTTTCGCCGGCTCCGACGAGGTCGTGCGTTTCGAGCCCTTCGCGCCGCAGGATGTGGCCGCGGCCGAGCAGGAAACCGACTACGTGAACCATGTGTTCATGCAGCAGAATCCCGGCTTCCTCATCCTCTATTCGTTCATCAAGGATGCGCTGCTTTCCAAGGTCGGCATCGTCAAGGTCTGGTGGGAGGAGCGCGAGGAGGAGTGCCGCGAGACCTATCTCGACCAGAGTGATGATGCGTTCGCGATCCTCGCCGCCAATCCGGATATCGAGATCGTTGCGCACAGCCAGCATCCCGATCCGGCCTATCAGTCGACCGCCGCGACGCTTTCGCTGCTCGCCGGGGCACAGACGGTGCAGAGCGCGTCCGCTGCCGCGCGGGGCGACGCAAGCGCGAACGCACCTGCTGCGGCAGGCGCCGCGCCGGCCGCGAACGAATCCAATGATGAAGACGAAGCGCCGCCTGTCCCCATGCTGCACGACGTCACGGTTCTCACCAAGAAGACCGTGGCGCAAGCGCGTGTCGAGGGCGTGCCGCCGGAGGAATTCGGTATCTCGCGCTTTGCCCGCAGCCTGAAGGACTGCGGCTACTGCTTCCACGAGGTGATCAAGCGCGAGGAGGACTTGATCGCTGCGGGCTACGACCGCGATCAGATCAAGGCGATCCCGACCTACACGATGCTCACCAATCCGGAGGAATTGGCGCGCGACACGGTGGACGAGCATCTCAGCATCGGCGGCGATGAAGGCATCAACGAGGTCAACCGGCAGATCAAGATCACCGAGCACTATGTGCGGATGGACTACGAGGGCAACAACAAGCCCGCGCTCTATCGGGTGACCACCGGCGGCGACCAGGGCTGCGTGCTCAAGCGCGACGGCGAGCTGGAGATCGTGCAAGTCGACATGGTGCCGTTCGCCGCCATGACGCCGGTGATCGTCAGCCACCGCTTCTTCGGCCGCTCCATCGCCGACCTGGTGATGGACATCCAGCGCATCAAGACCGCGCTGATGCGCTCGATCCTCGACAACGCGTATCTTGCGGTCAACCCACGGGTCGAGGTGTCGGAAGCGCATGCGACCGAGACCACGCTCGATGATTTGTTGGTTTCCCGACCCGGCGGCATCGTGCGCACCAAGATGCCGGGCGGGGTGAACTGGCAGACCGTGCCGGCGATCGCCGGCGAGATTTTCCCGGTGCTCGAATATGCGGACACGACCCGCGAATGGCGCACCGGCGTCAATCGCCAGGCGCAGGGCCTTGATGCCAACGCGCTGCAGAACACCTCGGCGACTGCGGCGGTGCAGGTCTACAACGCCGCCCAAGCCAGGATGAAGCTGATCGCGCGGATTTTTGCCGAGACCGGCATCCGCGATTTGTTCTCGCTGCTGCACGGTGTAATCCGCCGGAACGGGGCGGTGGCCGCGACAGTGCGGCTGCGTAGTCAATGGGTCACGATCGATCCGCGCGATTGGAAGGAGCGCAACGACCTCACCATCAATGTGGGCTTGGGCACCGGCGGCAAGTCGGAGCGGCTCGCTCATGTGATGGCGGTGATCAATCTGCAAAAGGAGGCGCTGGCTGGCGGGCTGACCAATCTGGTAAGCGTGCAGAATCTCTACAACTCCGCCGCCGAGGTGGTGAAGCTTGTGGACCTCAAGACGGTCGACCAGTTCTTCACCGATCCGAAGACGCAGGCGCTGCCACAGCCGAAGCCCGACCCGAAGCTCACGCAAATCCAGACGCAAGCGCAGCTCGATGCCCAGCAGGCGCAGGGTCAGCTCATGCTGCAGGAGCGCAAGGCCGAGCGCGATGGCGCGCTAGCCCAGCAGCGTTTCGAGCTCGACCGGCAAATGGTGCTGCTGCAGCACGAACTCGCCCAGCGCGACCAGCAGTTCCGCCACTTGCAGTCCGCGCTCGGCGCCGTCGGCGCGGGCGGGAGTGAGCCAGGCAATCCCGGCACCGCGGCGCTGGTCGCCTCGCTCATGGACATGATGCGGCAGATGAATGCGCCCAAGCGCGTGGTGCGCGATGCGCAAGGCCGCGTGGCTGGTGTCGAGCCGGTGCCGATTGCGCCGATGCCGCCCGCGCCCTTCCCGATGGCGTCACCGGCCCAAGCACCATCCGCAGCGACCGCAGCCGCCTCAACACCAGTCGGAGGAGATGATGGCCTCATTCAATAAGTTCAACACTTTCGTGGCCGATGTCGCCAACAAGGTGCACAATTTGGGCAGCGACACGCTGAAGATCATGCTGTCCAACACCGCGCCGGCGGCCACCAATGCGGTCAAGACCGACGTGACCGAGATTGCCGCCGGCAATGGCTATGCGGCGGGAGGCGCGGCTGTCACTATCACCTCGTCGGCGCAATCCTCCGGCCTTTACAAGCTCATCGGCAACAACGTGACGTTCACGGCCTCGGGCGGGACCATTGCTACGTTCCGCTATGCGGTGCTCTACAATTCGACACCCGCAAGCGGCAACCTGATCGGCTGGTGGGACTATGGGACGACCGTCTCGGTCACGAGCGGCAACTCGTTCCAGGTGCAGCTCGATCCGGTCAACGGCATCCTGCAGCTGCAGTAATGTCGACCGCGCTCAAAAACCTTGTCCGCATGACGACGGCGACGACCGGCACCGGCACCATCACGCTCGGCGCCGCGGTCAGCGGCTTCCTGAGCTTTGCGGGTGCTGGCGTCGGCGACGGCGCCCAAGTGTCCTACGGCATCAACGACGGCCTCAACGGCGAGGCCGGGCGCGGGCGCTACAGCGCGTCCGGCGGAACGCTCTCGCGCGACATCATCTACGAATCGACCAACAGCGGCGCGGCGATCAGCCTGTCGGGCTCGGCGCAGGTCTTTGTCACCGCGCTGGCTGAGGATTTCGTCGAAGGGCAGCTTCTTGCCCACGCCCGGCTCGGCGGCATTCATTAGAAGGAATTGACGAAATGGCCTTCACCCAGAACTCGGTCGCGACGCTCGCCAAGCAGCCGCAGAACGGCAAGGTGCAGATCGCCAACGCCGATGCGCAGAACCAGAAGACCGTCTACACCGGCGGCGGCAACGGCTCGAAAGTGTCCTCGCTCATCGCGGTATCGACCGATACGGCCGCCCACGATGTGCAGGTCTCGATCACCAACTCCGGCACATCTTATCCGCTCGGCACCATCTCGGTCGTCGCCGGCGCCGGCAACTCATCGAGCGTCAATTCGGTCAATCTGCTCGATCCGACCAAGCTCTTGGGCTTGTCGTTCGACAGCGACGGCAATCCCTACATCTTCCTGATCAGCGGCGACACGCTCACGGTCGCGGCGCTCACGACCGTCACGTCGGGCAAGCTGATCACGGTAAATGCGCCGACGGTCGCTGATTTCTGATGTTCCTTGGCCCAAATTCATCGATCACCGGCGGCAGGGCCGGGCGCAGCTATGGCTTTGCGGCCGGCACCACCATGCTGTTTATCCAGGCGGCAGCGCCGGTCGGATGGAGCCGCGTCACGGCCAACGATGACGCGCTCTTGCGCATCAACGGCTCTACGACGCCGGGAGCCGGCGGCTCGAACGGCTTTACGGCGACATTCAACACGCAGACCGCAGTTGGCAGCACCACGCTGACGTCGGCGCAGATACCCGCGCACAGTCACCCGGTCACTTTGGCTACCAACTGCACGGGCGGCGCTCTTTTCCAGACGGCTGGCGGCACCGGGTCGGCGTCAAGCACCGGCAACAACACCGGCGGCGGCGGTTCGCACAATCACACGATCACCACGTCGATCAAGTATGTGGATGCTCTGGTAGCGAAAAAGAATTGAGGACGGCGATGCGGGTGACGATCATCAAGGCGGATAATACGGTCTATATGGGTGGCATTGGCCTGAGCGTCGATTGCTCGTCGCTGCCGGCCAACTTCCATGCGCTGCAGTGGTACGACACTTGGGGCGTGGTCGAGACGATCGATGCCGAGGGCAATGCTGCCGGCAACCAACAGGTCGCTGACCTCTCGCCTTACCAGTCCTTTGTCGACAGCTGGAACGCCGCGCAAGCGGCCGCCACGGCGGCGCAGGCCGCCAAGTCTGGATCCGCCAAGCCCGGAACCGTCAATGTCGTTGCGGCAAGCTGATCTTGCGATCGGCAATATCCGGGGAACGATCTACACCTTCGAGCAGGCCGGCGACGTGCTGCCCTGGCATGTGCATGGCCAAACCGACGCCCATATCACCATCGTGGCGCGCGGGCAGATGCGGATGGAAACGAGCGCCGACCGCGGCCGCACAATCAGCGACACCTACGAGCTTGCCGAAGGCCATTGCATCGACACCGGCCCCGGCGTCTTCCATCAATTCACCGCGCTCACCGATAACGTGCGGATCTTCAACATCATCAAGGAGCCGGCGCTGTGAGCCAAATTCCGCGCGCGGATCGCGGGCTCGATTGCCCCTTGCACCGCAGGCCCATGGAGGAGGTGTGTCACGCCTGTCCGTGGTGGCTGCAGATCAGGGGGCGCAACCCCAACACCGGCGCCGACGTCGACCAATGGGGTTGCGCGGTTGGCTTCTTGCCGATGCTCCTGATCGAGAACGCGGCGCAGGCGCGCGGTGCGGCGGCCGCGACCGAGGACGCGCGCAATCAGATCGTCGCGGTGCTGCAAGAAGCCGCGCAGGCGGCGGTTGCGCTCTCGCCTGGCTGCGTCATCGAGGCGCTTCCATATAGCGCGCCGGCAGGCCGCTAAATGCTCGGATTTAATGCCCTCGGTCGCCTCGCGCTTGCCGAGGCGGCCGATCCGTCGTCGAACACGTCGATCTTGGGCGCCGGCGGCGGCAGCTTCGCGCTCACCGGGCAAGCCGCGACATTCCAGATTGAGGCGCCGGCCGCCACGGGAAGCTTCACGCTTGCGGGCGAGGTTGCGGCGTTCCAATCGGGATTTGTCGCGGCGTCGGGTGCCTTCGCGCTGACCGGCGAGGCGGCGGCTCTCGCGCTGCAGGAGGTTGCTGGCGACGGCGCCTTCGCGGTCACCGGCGAGAGCGCGATCTTTCTCGAGGCGTTTGTTGCCGCCGGCGGTGCGTTCGGCGAAGCTGGTCTAGCGGCGACAGGCGCGAGCGGGCTTGCTGCCGGGGCAGGGGCCTTTGCCCTGTCGGGCGAAGCCGCGCTGTTCGACCCGGCGGAGGTCGCGCTCGGTGGCGGCTTTTCGCTCACCGGTGGGGCATCGCTCTATAGCTACGATCTGCTCGGCGGCGGCGGTGAGATCGTCGCCGGCACGTTCAGCCGCGGCCGCTGGCGCATGTTGCAGGAAGAGCTTGCTGCCGAGCGCGCGGCGGCACGGCTCCGGCAGTCGCAAGAAAGGCGCCTTGCGCGCGAGCAAGCGAAGGCGGCCGCGCGAGCCGAGGCGGAGCGCCGCGCGACTGAGCGCGCGCGAATTGATGCGGCGAACGCTTCGGCGGCCGGCGAGCGGATGGGCCTCTCTGCTTTTGCCGCCGCCGCACAGACAGACCGTTTGCGACATTCGCTGATCGGCGCCGCGCGACTGCAGGCAATTGCCGCGCAAGCGCTTGCGCGGGCCGACCTGCAGGACGAGGAAGCGGCGATCGCGCTGCTGCTGGCGGCATGAGCTTCACATCCGAAAGGCCAAGAAATGAAAATGCAAGTGAGCAAGTCCATCTTCGAGACCGGCCGGCAGGCGATCGAGGCTTTGCCGGCCGCGCTGCGGGTCGGACCGTTCGACTTCCGCATCGACAAGCTTTCCGCCCAGCGCGCCATGGGCAAGGACTGCTTCGGCGAGTTCTCGCCGAGCGAAGGGCACTTGGCGCTGCAGCTCGACATGCCGTCCTCCGTCAAGGCCACCGAGACGCTGCTGCATGAAGCCGGA